CGAGTTTTACACTAGACGTCAAAACGCAAGCGCAGACAATAATTCAACTTGGGGATATTCCAAGCGGCGGGCGCACTATCACTCTCCCGACGGCAGCGAGTGCGACGATCGCCAACCCAAGGGCGTGGAACGGCTACACATTAACGGTTACACGGAGAGACGTCGGCAGCGGCGCTTTGAATCTGACTCCTAGTGGTGGTTCCCCGGTAGCTGTCATAAATGCCGGGGAGACAAAGGCGGTCGTGTACCGCGCGAGCAATGACACGTGGTATAGGATACTCTAGTGGTTACGAATAATCCATATGAGAATCGTTGGCGGTGGTGGTATGCGAGTATCGCCGATTGGATGCTTGCGAATCCCGGCCGCCCGCTTGCTGATGCTACTCGTGATCCCAACTCGCCCCTCCATGGAAGGGGCGCGAATACCGTTTATATGATCGCAATGACGGATATGTTTCGGGAGTATCTTGAGAAGAGAAGGAAAGAATATCAAAGTGGGCAGGATCAAGTTCTCCGGCAGAAAATGACCAAGGTTGCGACTCTTGGCCTCGATTTGATTCTCGAAAAGTTCGAAACCAAGCGCGACGCCGTGCCGCTTCAAGTATTGACGACGACAGTGGGGTCGACGCTTGACCGACTTGGGTATGCTCCGAAGCAAGCCCCTACGGTGCAGGTTAATACGAATGTGGATAATCGGACGCAAACCCTCGTCGCGCCGGTTTCGCTTTCGGAGCTTGAAGAAGCCCGTAAGGCGTTGAGGTTGGTCGAGCAAAAGCGGGCGGATACGCCGATGCTCGCACATCAGCCACTTATAGAACTTTCACAAGAAGAAGCCGTGGAGGAAAGTAGTCGTGATCTCGATCTCGCCGCTGAGTGACAATGCGCCCGCGCCCCTCGCGGCGCCGCATCCGAAGTTCCGTGCCCTCTGCGGAAAAGCGAAGAATATCCGGCTATATCGAAAGCCGTTTGTGCGGCAGCGAGGGAATACGGCGGCGAGGGAGAATGGGTTGCGATTCGAGGCGCAAGTGCACCAGAGCCTCTCTGCAGCATTCAGTAATGAGTATTGGCCCGAACCTCGTATCAGTTTCATAGATGATAGCGGGGCGCGGAATTGTTATCCCGATGGCCTCTTAATCATCAACCCGTTTGTGTTCGTGTTGGAGATAAAGATACAGCATATGCCGGAGGCGTGGTGGCAACTCCGCCGGTTATATCTCCCGCTTTTGCGGCAGCAGTTTCCCGTCGTTGGGGGGATTGAGATTGTAAAATCGTATGACCCTGCGATGCCCTTCCCCGAGCCGGTTAACTTCGTTGATGATCTTGCAAAATACATTGTGGGGTGTTTGCAAGAGGATACAATCCCGCCGCAAATCGCGGTTGTGAGATGGAGGAAGTGAGATGCCGGTTATTCGTGATATAAGTGGCAAGGCCATTGATATTGGATTTGCGCGGAGCTTTGTAGCGGTCACGCCGCATGATACGAATGATCTCTCGGTGGTAGCGAATGGCCTCTGGGTCTCAGCGCCCGGTACATTGTCGGTGATTATGGAAAATGATAGTGTTGCGGTGGCTTTGGGCTCTCTTGTCGCCGGTACGATTATTCCTGGAAGGGTAAAGCGGGTAAGAGCCACCGGCACAACCGCAACCGTTTTGGCGATGTATTAAGATGCGTACCCGCGTTCGCGCCCTGCCTCGAATTGCAGTTCGACAGAACTCAATGCCCGATAATTGGTCGCCGCTTGATCTCGGCGCAAGTTTGTTGGGTTGGTGGGATGCCTCGCATGGCGTTACCCATAGTTCTGGTGCGGTGTCGGCATGGGCGGACAAGATCGGGCCGTACAGCGCGGAAGAGGCCACCAACCAGCCCGTCTTTAGCGCCACGAGCTTTAACGGCGGGCCGGGCATTACGTTCGACGGGTCGAACGATCTTCTGACTGTCGCAAGCCAGCCGTTCCCGAGTGGAACGACCCCTTGTGAAATCTGGCTTGTTTGCGATCTGCCGGGTACTGCCGGCAGTCCGCAACCGCTGTTCACTTATGGGGGCGCGTCAAATGCAACAATGCGTCGCATTGTGCGCGTGTCCGGGAATGCTCTGAACTTTGGTTCGGATAACGCCGGCACACCTGTCGTTGTCCAAGATAATTCGCAGGATTGGGGCGGCCGGCGCGTTCTGCGCATGAGGATAACAGCGACGGAACTTCGCTACGCCATCGACGGCGGCGCATTGTCGTCGGCAACGACGGTTGCTCCCACAACCGGGACGACGCGAGTCCGCATCGGGGCTTCGACGTTGGCCTCTCCTACGTTTGGCAATGTCATTTATGGCCACGCCATCGTAACAAATATATTAGACATTGATCAACAAGCTCGTATGAACAAGTGGACGTTGTGGGCGCGCGGATGACAAATACTCTTTTGATTGAAGAGGCGGTGAAATTGGGGGCGGTGGATTCGGAATTCTACGCCCGGACTTTCTTTCCGAATACTTTTCGGCAGGCGAGCCCGAGTTTTGCGAAAGCGATATGGGAGCCGCTGGAAAATCCTAATGCGCGGCTTGTTAATCTCTTGTGCTTTCGCGGAAGCTCGAAAACGACGCGCTTGCGCACGTTCGCCTCAAAGCGGATCGCTTATGGAATATCGCGTACAGTACTCTATATTGGTGCAAGTGAGAGGGATGCGATACGATCCGTACAATGGCTCCGAACGCAGGTAGAGAAAAATGCGGTATGGACCGGGGCCTTTGGGATTGCGAAGGGAAGGAAATGGGAGGAGACACAAATTGAAATCGAGCATCGAACTTTTGGCCACACTGTTTGGGTTCTTGCTGCTGGTATCAATGGCTCTCTTCGCGGTATCAATTTTGACGACTATCGTCCTGACCTCATCATTGTCGACGATCCTCAAACGGATGAATCGGCGGCGACTCTTGAGCAGAGAGAAAAAGTTGCCGATTTGATTTTGGGGGCGGTTAAGAATTCGCTCGCGCCGGAATCTGAGGAGCCAAACGCGAAGCTTGCAATGGCCATTACTCCGCAGCATATGGGAGATGTTTCGCAACAGGCTCTTAAGGACGAACAATGGGTTTCGAGGCTATTTCCCTGCTGGACTATGGATACCATGAACGCGCCGGTTGATATGCAAGAGAGTGCGTGGCCGGAACGATTTCCGACGGAAACATTGAGGGCCGATAAAAAGTCGGCGATGCAGAGAAATAAACTGTCGATCTTTACGCGCGAGATGGAATGCAGATTGATCTCGGCGGAAACATCGCAGTTTAAGACGTCGTGGTTAAGGGTACGTGCCCCGCATGAGCCGCGCCCGGAGGGTTGTTTTGCAGTTCTTGGGATTGATCCGGTGCCGCCTCCGAGTGAGCAGGCGGTGGCGAAGGGATTGGCGAATAGGGATTGGGAGGCGCACTATGTCTGGGGCCGACATAATGGTGAATACCATTTGCTTGATTATGCTCGTAATCGTGGGCATGAGCCTTCTTGGTCTGTCTCCACTGCCTTAGCTCTCGCGCGCCGCTGGAGGGTGGCGAGGATTGTGGTGGAAACTATTGCTTATCAGAGGACGCTAAAATGGCTCCTCGAGCAAGAGATGAAGCGGCGCGGAACTTATTTTAGTGTTGTAGAATATCCGGATCGAAGAAATAAGTTTACTCGAATCGTGGGCACGTTGAGTGGCCTCGCAACTCAGGGGCGGCTTATAATTGGCCCCGAGCATACGATTTTTATGGAGCAGTTCGAGGCGTATCCTGATGTGGAGCATGATGACGATCTCGATGCGAGCGCGATAGCGCTCTCAGATTTGTCTAATCCGATGCTCGATAGCGTCGCCGGCTTTGATGATTCGGATATGATAACCCTGCCCTCTGTCAGAAGGTGCCCGTAGATGGTCTCGCGAACTCTAAATATTGCAAAAGAATCGAAGCTGCATCGAGATCTCATCAAACGGCTCGAGTCGCGCATCCGTCTTGGAGAACAAGACCATAATAATCAACACTATAAGTGGTCGAAGGCGGAAGAGATTACGCTTGCGTACGTGCCGGAGCGAGAAGCTGATGCGGCGAGAAATGCGAATAAAGAGCAGGGGCTTCCAGAATACACAACGATTCAAATCCCCTATTCGTATGCCCTTTTGATGTCGGCGCATACGTATCTCACAAGCGTATTCTTTGCCCGGACGCCGGTGCATCAATATTCGGGAAGGCATGGAGAGGCCGAGCGGCAGGTGCAGGCGCTTGAGGCGCTTATCGGGTATCAGGTGGAAGTGGGAAGTTTCCTCGGACCATACTATGTCTGGCTGTATGATACGTTGAAGTATGGGCATGGAGTGCTCGGGGAGTATTGGTGTGAGGAGAAGATATATTATGGCCAAATTGTAGAAATGGAAACGAGCCCCGGCATCTTTCAGCTAATGCAGTCGACCACGGAGCTTCCGGGGTATCAAGGAAACCGAGTGTATAATGTGAGTCCGTATGACTTCATTCATGATCCCCGCGTGCCGCTTCGCCGGTTTCAGGAGGGGGAGTTTTGCGCGGCGCGGTGTCGGTTGGGGTGGGATAAGATTCTCGAGCGGAAGAATTCGGGCTATTTTATGAATATTGATCGGTTGAAGCAACACGATTCAACCGATCGCGGGTCGTCGATGGGAAGCTCGCAGATTATCCGCCCGGATTTCTCCCGCAAGCTTTATGAGGGGGAAGAGGAGAAAGACGGCCATCCGGCGGGCGCGGTGTTTTGGGAGATTTATGTGCGGCTCATTCCGAATGAATGGAAAGTGGGGCCGGGGAAGAATCCTGAAATATGGTGCTTTACGGTTACGGAGGATATGGGGCTGATCGTGGGGGCCTCGCCCATCGGGTATATGCATGCGAAGTTTCCATTTAATGTGTTGCAGTCGGAGATTGAGGGGTATGGCCTGTTTACAAGGGGCGTGCCGGAGATTATGCAGCCTATTCAAGAGACGATGGATTGGCTCATAAACACCCATTTCTATAATACCCGCGCCGCGCTGAATAATCAATTTATTGTTGATCCTTCGAAGTTGGTGATTAAGGATGTAGTGAATACGGGGCCAGGGTTTATCTGGCGGTTGAAGCCGGAGGCGTATGGGACCGACCTTAGGTCGATGTTCATGCAGGTGCCGGTGAATGATGTCACCCGGCAGCATATGACGGACCTGCAACAGATGTTTGGGATTGGGGAGAGAACTCTAGGCATCAATGATCAGATTATGGGGATGCTGAGTCCGGGGGGGAGAAAGACGGCGACGGAGATTCGAACAAGCACCGGTTTCGGAGTTAATCGCCTCAAGACGATAACGGAGTATATGTCGGGAACGGGGTTCGCGCAGCACTCGCAGAAGCTGGTGCAAAATTCGCAGCAATTTTATGATATGCAGGCGAAGTTGCGCCGTGTGGGCGACCTTGTGTTAGAAGCCGGGGAGGGCTTTATCAACGTCGATCCACACGCGATTACGGGGTTCTTTGATTTCATCCCCGTTGATGGCACGTTGCCGGTGGATAGGATCGCGCAGGCAAATCTTTGGAAAGAGATGATGATGGGCTTGCAGCGGATGCCTCCGCAAATTGTAATGGGGTATGATTGGGGGAGGATATTTGGGTGGGTCGCGCAGCTTTCGGGGCTTAAGAATATCAATCAGTTTAAAATTCAAGTCATGCCGCCCGGCGCGCAGCCGCAAGGAAATGTCGTCCCGATGCCGGATCGGGGAGGCGGTGTTGCGACGCCTGGCGCGGCGGCTTCGACTGCCGCCGGATTGAATGCCCTCGTGCCGCAAATGGGAGGAATGTATGGATAAGTTAAATGCGGAGTTGTTGAAGGAGATACGGAAAGAACAGAAAGAGGCGAGGGAATTCTATGAAGCGTGTCAGAATCTCGAGCGCTCGCCGCCTTTTCAGATGTTCCGCTCGGTGTTGCAGAGGATGGTGGAGGCGAGAGGATCGAGTCTCCTTGAGCCCGTTCAAGGGGTCGATGGGGCGATGAGGCAAGAGTTTGAAAAAGGAACAATGAAAGGGTTGCTGTTGGCGAGTAACCTTGTAAGTGTAACGATAGCGGCGATGCAGGCACAAAGTGCCCCGAACCCTGATGCAGAGGATTAAACGATGCGACTTTCTTTCATGCGACAAATGAGTTTTGCTCCCGAGGGTGAAGGCGGAGCGGGCGGCGGCGGGAATGCATCGGGGCCCGCCGCTTCTCCGTCTCCGTCGTCGAGTGCTCCGTCCGCTGCGGCCGCCCCCACAGTAACGTCGAGCACCCCCTCGGGAGCAAGCCAGGCAGCGCCTGCGCCGTCGAGTGTGCCGGATGCTGGTGGTCTAAAGGATGCCCCGAGTGACGAAGTCGCTCCGTTTGATTTTAGTGGTGAGTTCTTCGAGCCCGAAGATGATCTTGTCACGGTAGAAATTCCTGCCGAGCCGGTTGCTCAGGCGGGTACTCCGCTGCAGGTGCAGCAAACGCAAGAGCCTCAACCGCCCCCGCCGACGCCTCCCTCGGCTTCCGCGCAAGAGCCTCAAGCGCCCGCTGCACCTGCTCCTGCGGAACAGGCTCCGAATGAGGTAAGTCCTCCCCTCGACCCATCGGACCCTGGAACTTTGCTTCGAGCTCTCACAGAAAATAGAGATATGCTCGAGGCCTCGCTAGCTGCTCATCAGTTTGCGATGTCGAAAGAGGAAGCGGAGGCATTTGAGTCGGACCCGGTTGGGACGTTGCCGAAGATTGCAGCTAGAGCATATGTGACGACCATGCAGGCGTCGATCAATGTGATGGCGAAGATGATTCCGGCAATGATCCAGCGCTATCAGCAGGTCACGCAGGTTGCTTCCAGTTTGGAGGATAAGTTTTACTCCAAATGGGGCGATATCAAGCGGGATCAGCATGGAGAGATCGTTCAAAAGGCAGCTACGATTTATCGCCAGATGAATCCGAAGGCGACGCCGGATAGGATGATTGAAGAGCTCGGGCCGATCGTTATGGCGATGGCAAAGATTCAACCCTCGCCGCAGATGCAACAGACGCAACTTCAACCGCAATCTCAGCCGCCGCGCCGCGTGCAGGCCTTTGTGCCTGCGGGTGGAAGCCCGCCGACTGGGATGCCGCAAATGCCTATGGCTTCTGAATGGGAAGCGTTGGGCGCTGATGGAGATTAAGAAATGACAGCAGTAGCAGGTCTGAGAGGGACCGGCGATTGGGGCCCGGATGAGCGCCCGAAAAACTTTCGCGAAGGTATCCTCTTTTTCAATCCAAATGGCACCGCGCCGATTTTTGCTCTGACCTCGAAGGCGGGCAAAAAGAGTGTGGATGATCCGGAGTTCTCGTGGTGGAACGAAGGAAATGTGCTCGTCCGCCTGCAGGTCAACGGCGCGCTGGTCGCGGCGGATACTCTCGTCACCGTTGACTCGGCCGATCCAGGTGCGAGCACGCTGGGAGCAAATCGCGGCACGGCGTTGAATTTGAAGCCGGGGGATATCCTCCTGGTCGAGCCGTCGGCGGACAATGCGACCTTCAATCATGAACTGCTGGAAGTGGATACGGTGGTGTCCGCGACGCAATTTACTGTGCGGCGTGGCGCCGGCGGAACAACGCCAGCGGGCATCTCGAATGATGTGTGGCTGACGAGAATCGGTTCGGCGTATGCCGAAGGCACGGGGGCGCCTCGCGCTACCTCGCGCAATCCGATCAAGTTTTTCAACTACACGCAAATCTTCAAGGACACGTACGAGCTCACAGGAACCGCCGACAAGACGACAACCCGTACCGGCTCGGCGTGGTCGAATGACAAGAAGCGCAAGGCGTGGGATCACGCGCAGAATATCGAGACGAGCATCCTGTTTGGCCGGCGCGCGGAAACGACGGGCGATAATGGGAAGCCGAAGCGATTCATGGGTGGGCTCAGGCAGTTCATCCCTGCGTCGAATACCACCGTCTTCAGCGCAACACCGACGCCGAATACGTTTCTCGACGCCGTCGCGCCGATGTTCGACTTCAATACCGGCGCAGGAGATACGCGGATTATGTTCGCGGGAAATCAGGCGCTGATCAATCTGTCGAAGATTTTCGCTGGCGAGTTCACGTATAATACGAACGAGACGGTGAAAGTCTACGGGATGGATTTTCAAGAGTTCAAGCTGCCTATGGGCAGGCTCTTGATGAAGAGCCATCCGCTGCTCTCGCGGCATCCGTTGTATCGTCTCAGTG